AAGGTTTCCGGTTTCAATTGGTAGCGGGGCATGGATTTGAACCGTGGACCTCTGGGTTATGAGACCACCCAAGGACGCCCAACAGTCCGGCCATGCCCCACCGTATTCGACCGTCGCCATCAACGGCGACGTTGTAACCCCCATTCTTCGCGCGGGCTTCAATAACCCTGTTCGGTGTCAGGTCGGGATTAGTCAGATCATCTAGCCCGACTTGCAGAATATCCGACACTTCTAGCATGTCGTCAAAAGTCCATTGATAGCCGTTCTTCAGCATCCTAGAGAACGATTGGGGCATCTTGCCGAGCGCTTCGGCTACTTCCTTCTTGGGTATATGCAAGACGGCAAGAATCATGTTTATGTTGTTTATCGCCACGTCGCACGAAGAAGTGCGCCTTGCCGGTGGCGTTGCTAGTGCTGTCGTCATAGCCTCATTCTAAGCACTTTCGTTTAACTTGGCAACACGCCGGTATTTCTATCCAGCTTGCCCAAACGGATACGTTTAGCTATAACTTAACGTATGAGTTTAGAGACAGACCCCGGCGTTAGTCCAAAACGGATTAGACGCCTCTTGCGCCGCCGCAAGGTGAAACAGCGCGAACTAGCCGAAGCAATCGGCATGGCGGAACAGACTCTTTCAAACAAAATGCACGGCCTTCGGCCGTTCACCCTGAAAGACCTTGTATGCATTGCCGACCAACTAGATACGTCGGTGGACTACCTAACCGGCAGAATCGAGGAACCGCAAAATGTTCGGTAGACGACAGACGACGGCTATGGAATATAAGCCGGTGCCGGTGAATTACACGCCGGTGACGCGCGCGGCCGACCTGATCGCGGGCGACTTGGCAACCTATGACGACGGCCATTCGATTGTCACGGCCGTGGTTATCGCTATCACCGAGGATTGCCGCCCGGTGCTTCAAAAGGGCGAGTACGGCGTGAGGCGTGGGGCCGACGCCTTCGACCTGTTCATGCCGCGTGACGGCTGGACGTTCGTGGGCGCTTACCGGAAGGCCGATCATGCACTATGAAATAACCACGGCACCCGGAGAGGTGAGGCCGGGCGACATCGTTGTTTTCCGGCTCGAAACGAAACGATCAATCAAGTGGGATTGCGGCAAGGTCAGATGTTTCACGGACGACCCAGACAGCCCGGCAATCGTGCTGACCACGGGCAAGATACCCGAATATGACGGCTATGAGCTTATTTGCTGCATCAAGTCCATACCGGACGTGGTGCAAATGACCATCGATGGAGAAGGCGAGGTAGTTCCCAATGACCACATACACGCTGCCTGAAGTCCCGCGCGTGACTATCGAGCGCAACCGGCGCGAAGTGCGCCTAGTGCGCGAGGTACGCGACCACAAGACCGGCAAGCCCCGGCAAATCGGCTTCAAAATGTTCAACGCCGCCGAAACGCTCGAAATCGGCTACGCCTTGCTTCACGTCGCTGAGGAAATCCAGCAAGAAGACCGCGAACGGCTGCAATATGCGAAGTCGCTTCGCTGGAAGGACGGTGGCCGTGAAGATCGTTAAGGCCGTGTTGGCCGCGCCGTTCGGCGTGCTTGCGTTCCTGTTCATGTTTCTTGCCTCATGTCTAGCCAAGGCGGCTATGGGTATCGCCGGCATCGGCGGTAAGGGGCCTATCACAATGAAGGTGCAGTTATGAGTTCCCGAGCTTGGGTGGCTAACAACCCGGAATATCCCGGAATTTTCGAGCTTCGGGCCGACAGTGGCGACATTTGCACAAGGCAAGTGTTCACACGGCCTCAGCTCGAACAGCTCAGGGCGTCAATCAACGACGCCTTGGCAAACGACGACGTGGCGCGCCGAAGACAGTAGGCGACCCCGATAACTGAATGTGCCGCAATCGGTGAACGACCCTAGGTAAGCCGTAGCACGCGAAAAAGGACCCTAGCGCGCCTTGCCCAGCGCGTTACAAACACGCCGCATGTGGTGCGGTGGTTAAGACGGCGACGGCACGCCATGCGGGATTACTGAACGACTTGGGGCGCATTGTCAGGGCGCAACAGGGTGCAGCACCGTCATACGTGGCGGGCCTCTTGTCGTGACCTTGCGCGCGGTCTTCGGGCCGCTGACCTATGCGACGGCCGTGGCTCCGCTTTAAGAGCTTTTGCGATCGCGTGGCGAACCTTGCGGATAGCGGAGCGGCGAAGCCTTGCGGCTTCGCCGCTTTCCTTTATCACGCGCTTAGGTTCCCCGCTCTAACCGCCCACCACTTTAAGAGACATGAAAAACCAACCTGACCACCTAGCAGACATCAACGTAGCGAACGAAACGAGGTAACGAAATGGGTTATGCAGTCAGCTACAAACCGACCAAGACAAGGGCGCGACGACAGACCCCGGCGACCAAGGCTCAGCGTACCAAGGACATCAAGGACGCTATCCGCTGGAACGTCGCCCGACTGGAACACGACACCGTGAGCAGCGACACCGTGAGCCGTTCCCTCGTTATCCAGTTGCTCCACCTGAACCAGATCGCACCGACCGCCGACCCGACCGGCGACCACGTTATGCAGCAGCTAATCAATGACGGTATCGTACTCAGACCGTCCAAGCGCGCGGGCGTGCAAGTGTTCGGCCGAGAAGACCTGATTAACTCGCTCAAGGCATGGGTAGGTATGAAGTGAATCCACGCGCGAAGTTGACCACGGCACAGGCGGCGCGCTATCTCGGCGTCTCGCAAAGGCAGATGGAACGGATGAGGGGCGACGGCACCGGGCCGATATGGTTCAAGGCGGGCGACGCCATCAACAGCCCTTGCGTGTATGAGGTTGGCGACCTCGACGTGTGGGTGTGCACGCAGAAGGCGAAGTGATTGTATGGGGCGACGGCAGACTATCGACCCGTTTGTGAGGGCCAAGGTCATAGAGACATGGGGAAATGATTGTTGGCTGCGTCTGCCCGGCTGCACGCGAGTGGGCACCGAAGACGACCACATAGTGCCGCACTCGCATGGCGGTATGGACACGGTGCCTAATATTCGTCGCGCGTGCAAGCACTGCAACGCATCCCGGCAAGATCGCGTATTGTACGGCTATGGCGCTCGGCTGCACATGATCGTAGTCCCGCCCGGCTCATGCGACCGCGAGGCCGTGGACTACATCGACGCGCACAAGAACGCGGGCGACCCCGTGGTCAGCTTCAGCGCCCTTGCCGCCGCTATGGGCCTCACCAGCCCCAGCCTTGCCGAGCGGCGCGCGGTGGCTATGGCGTGGTCGGGCGCTTACCGACAGTTCGCCATATCGTCGGAACCTATCGACGTGTGGTGTACGCGCACGACGCCCAGCAGCAAGCGGCACCCCCGCATGATGGATGAATGGATAGCGCTCGACTATGACGTACGGGTGATTGACCCCGGCTTCAGCATCGAGTGGGAGAGGGCGAAGGACGACGCTACCCGCAAGAGGGTGCGGCAGTGGTACGCGCTGCATCTATCGCAAGCCCTTGTGGACGCTCGGAAAGAAGAACGACGCGCGCAGCTCGTTGCCCTTGGCCTTCGCAGTGATCGCGCGCAATCTTCTTCGCGGCCGGAATGGTGACGCCGTTTTTTAAACAGCCGACGACGGAAAAGACCCCGCGCCCAGTTTTTCACTCTCTCGAACCGGACAAAAAAATCTAGAAAACGGCGGAATACCAACGAAAACAAGCAACAAGAAGAGGTGAACGAATGCAAATGACGCTAGAAGGATTCGAGGACTACTACGGCCCCAACGATGGCCTACAGGAACGCGCCACGAAGGAACTTATCGACAGTTTCATGGAAGGCCGTACCCTGAACCCCAGCGCCCGGTATATCTGCAAGACCATGATCAATATCGCGCGCAACTTCGACGCCCTGAACGCCAAGGGCCGCGACACGTCGCGCGTCATGGCGCAGCTTTTGGCATGGTATCAGGAACTAGAAACCAAGTTCCCGGCGCAAAAGGAAATCGACCCCGCCCTTGCCGGATTGCTGCAAGAGGCGAAGGCATGACGCCGGTACGCGGCGGCACCCCGCGCAACCCCGACCGGAAGACGGACGGCCCCATAGTCGCCAAGTTCGCGCGGTTGCTCGGCACGCCGCTATTGCCGTGGCAAAGAATGGTTGCCGACGTGGCGGGCGAAATCGACCCCGATACCGGCACCTACTACTATGACACGGTGATTCTTTCCACGCCGCGTCAGTGCGGAAAATCCACGCTTGTGGACGCGGTGGATACCCGTAATTCGCAGTGGGGGCCTGATCGCTTCATCTACTACTTGGCTCAGACCGGCAAGGATGCGGGCGACCACTTTAAAAAATACCTGAAGACCATACAGGCATCGCCCTTGTCGGCCATCACCACACGGCCGTACTTGGGCGCGGGCGACCTTCGCCAACCGTTCGCCAACGGCTCCGTTATCATGCCCAAGAGCGTGACGAAGGTGGCGGGCCACGGAGTACAGGGCGACAAGATCACTCTGGACGAAGCTTTTAGCCTCAGTGAGGAAACCGGTAATACCATCCTCGACGGCTTCATGCCCACGATGGCGACGCGCCTTAAGGCCACGGGCGTGCAGCCGCAACTTTGGATTACCAGCACCGAAGGCACGGCCGAATCGACGTTCTTCAACCGCCGTCTTGACGCTTGCCGCGCGGGCGAGCAATCCCGGCGCACATGTTGGTTCGACTTCGGCCTTCCGGCCGACGCCGACCCCGAAGACCTCGACGCCATCATGAGCCATCATCCAGCGGCGGGGCTTTTGTGGGACAGATCGCAGCTAGTGGACTTCCGCGAGCAATTCAAGGGCAATCCGGCCGGTTGGGCGCGCGCCTTCGGCAACAGGCGCGACGAAGGCATAACCGACCGCGCCATAGATGAAGCGACGTGGGCGCAGACAGTCACCGCGCCCATAAGCCCCGCCGACCTGAACGATAGGCCGGTGGTTTTCGGTGCAGCCGTGGACGTAGATTCTACCCACACCAGCATCAGCGCCGGAATCTGCAACCCGGACGGCACCATCACCACGCAGCTGCTGAAGATACTGGACGGCACCGGCTACGCGCCCGAAGAGCTACGTCGTCTGTGCGCCATCTATGGCGCGCCGGTGGTGATCGACAACCGTGGAACCGCCGCCGACCTATCCGACCGCTTGCGCCATATGACCGACAGCGACGGCGACCCCGCGCTTGTGTTCGTGGACATGGAAGCGGCCGACTACCTCACCGTCGGGCAAAGCTACGTGAGCGGCCTGACCAACGGTGCGATATGGCACGCGGCCGACGCCGACCTTGACGCTAGCGCGGCCAACTCGGCGCGCAAGTGGGCGGGCGACGCATGGCGCGTGAGTCGTCGCGGCTCCACGGGCCTCACGTCGCCGCTGGAATCGTGCATGTTGGCCGCGTGGGGAGCGGCGCACAGGCCCGAAGAGGCCGGGCCGCTGCAGATCTTCTGACGGTACTTGACGGTACTTGGCGGTACTTGGCGGTGATTGGCGGCACGACGGTAGACCGTTCCAGCGTCGTGCGCGCATAATCGGCCGCATGAACCTTTGGCAGCGTATGAAGATCGCGGGCCGCGTGCTGACGCGCGGTGCCGACGACGACATGCCGGACGGCATCAAGCCGCCCGCGCGTGCAAGCGTGTGCGACCCGCTGAGTTTGTCCACCGTGTTTCGCGGCGTCCAAGTGTTGCAGACCGCCATTACCGGTTTGCCCATTCATGAGATGCGCGGCGGCGTCAAGCTGGACACCGTGAGTTCCCTCGTGCTGCAACCTGACGTGAACAGATCGCGCCGGGACTTCTTGGCCGACATGGTGGCATCGATGGTCATTGACGGCAACGCTTTCGTCCGCCTTGTGCGCTTCGGCGGTGACATCGTGTCTTGCGAGGTGCTGCCGCCCGCCCTTGTCGTCGTGTCCGACGACGGCAGCGACCCCGCCGCGCCGAAGCTCCGTTATAGCTATCTCGGCAAGGACTACACCGCCAACGACATCGTGCATTGCAAGTTTCTGAACGTTCCCGGCCGCTTGCGTGGACTGGGTCCCCTATCGGCGGCGCGCGAGGAAGTTGAAGGCGCTCAGATGGCGCGCGACTACAAGGCCAAGTTCTACACGGATTCTTCCAACATCAAGGGTTATTTGCAGACGGAAGAGAAGGTGACGCCCGAGATCGCCAAGAACGCCAAAGAGGCGTGGAAGGCGACCGGCACAGCCGCCGACGTGAAGGTGCTCGGCTCGAAACTGAAGTATGTCCCTTTGGATATGAAGCCGGCAGACCTTCAGTTTCTCGAAACGCAGAAGTTCGACACGACTCAGATCGCGCGACTTCTCGGCATCCCGGCGTCAATCATGCTTGCCGCAGTTGACGGCTCGAACCTGACCTATTCCAACATCGAGCAATCGTGGATTGAATTTGCTGACTACACGCTAGCGGCCTACACGGGCGAAATCGAGGAACTGTTTAACCGCTTGTTGCCGCGCGGCCGTACCGCCGCGTTCGACTGGGACAGCAGCCGCCGCGCTGACATGTCCGACCGTTACGCCGCCTATGCTTCGGCGCTCGGCGCGGGATGGATGGACGTAAACGAGATCAGGGCGCGCGAGGCGCTGCCTCCCAAGATCGCAGCGCCGCAACCGGAAGGGGTGAACAATGAAGCATGAAATCGGATTGAAGGGCGTATGCCTACGCGCCGCCGAAGACGGCGACGGCCGCACGCTGGAAGGCGTGGCCGTGCCGTTCGGTCAGGTGATTGATACGTGGAACGGTGCCGAGACGTTTGACAGTTCGTGTGTGTTCGACGGCGTGGACATGGCCAAGCTCTGCTACCAGCACGGCGAGCTTATCGGCCGCATCACCGACGCCGACAGTCAGTCGGACGGCTTGCACATCACGGCCCGCATCAGCGACACGCAGCTAGGCCGCGACGTCGTGACCCTGTTGCGTGACGGCGCGCTGGACAGCCTCAGCGTCGGTTTCATCCCAGTGGAATCAGAAACCGACAAGGACGGTGTAACACACCGCAAGCGCGTGCGCCTGTTGGAAACGTCGGTGGTGTCGTGGCCCGCGTATGAGGCCGCGAAGATCACAGACCAACGCAGCGCCGACCCCCACGGAAACATGTCCAAAACCGGAAACGACAACGAAAGCGAGGAAACCCGTATGGACGCGGAACTTACCGAAACCCTTGAGGCCATCAAGGACGAACAACGCAGCATCAAGGCCGCTATCGCCAAGGGCGGCGCGAACACCGCGCCCAAGGTCATCGGCGGTGAATACCGTACAGCGGGCGCGTACCTTCAGGCCCTGAACCGTGGCGACGACGCGGCCGTGCAGCTCATGCACGAATGCCGCGACCTCATCACCACCGGCAACATCGGCAACACGACAACTTGGATTGCCGACGACCTCCGCCTCATCCAGCAGCGCCGTAAGGTCATGGGCATCCTGACTCACGCCGCGCTGCCTGACAAGGGCATGACGATGGAATACACCGTGCTCGACACCGACACCACCACAGTCGGCAAGCAAACGGCCGAAGGCGCCAAGCTGCCGTTCGGCAAGCTGACCTTCGCCACAAAGTCCGTCAGCATCAACACGTATGGCGGCTATGGCAGCATCTCACGGCAGACCGTGGAACGCTCTCAGGTGCCCGCGCTCGACACCATGCTTCGCGGCCTCCGCAACGCCTACGCGAAGGCGACGGAAACCGCCGTGCGCGACTACTTGTACGCGACCATCGCCGCGCAGCGCGACGCGACCTCCAACGCCAACAAGATCGACGCGCCCGCCGCCCTTGCCGCCATGACCATCGACCAGTGGGCGGGCCTTATCATGGACGCCGCCGAACTCGCCGACGACCGTAACACGTCCCTTACCCGCCTCGGCGTATCTAAGGACGTCATGACCGCGCTCATCAAGCTCAAGGACACCGGCAGTCGATTCTTCGACCTGTCCGGCGACGGCTCGGACACCATCGGCGACTTCGACCTCACCGGCATCGCCGGCCGATTCCTCCGCGTCCCCGTCCAGCTCCTCCCAAGCGCCCCCACCGGCACGGCATGCTTCATCGACCCTGAAGCGGTAACGGTCTGGGAAAGCGGCGGCCCGACCCAGCTCAGCGACGGCGACCCCACCAATCTCACCGAAAACTACAGCGTCTATGGCTATCTTGCCGTAGCCGCGACGCTGCCCACGGGCCTGATCCCCGTCAAGTTCCCAAAAGGCTGACGCCCACGGGACTCAGCGCTACACCGGATAGTCTAACCGTCACCGCGGGCAGAACCGCAAAAATCAAAACCACAATCACACCAGCCACGGCACCACAGACAGTAACCGCCACCACTGCCGGCACCGACCTTATCGACATCGAGGTGATCCAATGACCACCATCACCATCACCGGGAAACAACCGGGAAAAACCGACGTGACGATATCCAGCACCGTCAATCCAGCGGTAAAAACCGTCGTGCCCGTCACAGTGCTCTCCCGTAACCTGTTGTCTTATGGCCCCGCGTCGGGCAACGGTTTGACCGCCACCGTTAACAGTGACGGCTCGCTGCACGTCAAGGGCACCGCCTCAAGCCAGTGGGCGGGCATTCGATGGACGTTCCCCTGCCCGGTACATGGTGCCGTGACATTGAGCAGGCCCACCAGTATCGACGGTCTGACCGTCTCCGTCAAATGCCTTGACGCCAAAGGTGGTCAACTGGGTGCCCAGATTAACACGGGTAATGCCGGGACAGTCCCAGCCGGCACCGTCAGCCTGCGCTTCGAAATCCTCGCCACCGAGGCCACACCCACCGAGACGAACGGCGACCTCCGAGTCCAGTTGGAATCCGGCGACACCGCGCACGATTGGATGAAACCAGATAACACGAGCCTTGTGGGGGGGGGGCTATGAGCTAGCGAACCTCGTGCCCTCGTTCGCTTCCCTGTTGCCCAAGACAATCAACGGCGTCACGTTCACCAGCAGGGACGGGCACACCGTGCACGTGAAGGGCACGACGACCGCGTGGGCGCAAATCAACGTATCCGTGCGACTGGACGCGGGCACCTACATGCTCACGTGCGACAACAGCAATGGCTGGAATTACGGATGTCAGTTCCTCGGCGGCAATAATACCGACCAGCTGGGCGGCGCGTCCGTCAAGCTCGAAGCCGGCACCTATACGGTCAGCGTGTTCGTCGCCGAAGGGAAGACCGTGGACATCGACCTGACCCCGCGCATCCACCGGCTCGACTAGCCAACACGTCCCCTCGCGGATTCCTTCATTCTCTCCTTGCCGCGAGGGGAATTCTTTTTTAACCGTCAAGGAGAGATTTTTTTCTTCGAGGAGAACGTCAATGTCACGCAACCGAAACCACCGCCGCGCCAATGTCAGCCAGATTGCAGGACGACCACAGGACCACAAGCAGTCCAAGAATACGGTTCGCCGTGTCAACGTCCGTGGAATCGATATCGATATCGACCCGAAGGTTTTGGACGATTGGGAGTTCATGGAATCGCTCTATGACCTTCAGGCCGATCCGAAGGGCAACGCCTTGCAGATCATCCCGTTCCTACGCCGATTGTTAGGCGACTCATACGACAAGGTCAAGAACGGATTGCGAGGCGCAGACGGGCGCATCGACGGCGAAACTATGGGCACCTTCCTGACCGAGCTGTTCGAGGAGATGGGTAAGGCTTTCCCAAACTCATGACGCTCGTGCTCCTGCTCGACCGCTGTCCTGACCAGTTGGCGGCGGACATGAGAAGGGAGTACGGGCTCGGCATGCACGACCTGGACCCGTTGGAGACGGCCGCACTGGCCGCGAACCTCCCCGCAGGCTCACTCGTCTGGCAGACGTTGGACACGCCGCGCGCGTGGACGTTCGACCAGTATCTGGCCGTGCTGCGCATCGAACAGATGAACCAGTGGATCTGGGCAAACGGCGACCCGAGGAAACGCGGCCCGCAACCCCGGCCGCTGCCACGCCCCGGCCAACACCACGCCACGCCGGAAGCAACCGGCCCGGCCATGGAAGCCGGATCAGAGAACCCAGAACCCGATGGCAACACCATCCGTCGCACGCGCACCATCAAGGCCGTTGGCATGAGCGTCGAACAGCTCGACCGATTCATGAGCCAACGGTTCACGACCGTGAACCGTGTGGAGAACCGGCCGCAGACCGGACAACCATAACCGAACAGAGGAAGGCGAAACAATGGCCTATAATCTCGCCACCGCATATGTGCCCATCGTGCCCTCCATGGATGGCGTCGGCAAGGCCATTGAAAAAGCGTTCGGCGACGCATCCAAAACCACCGGCAGTAAGACCGGACAGAGCATCGGCAAGGGACTGTCCGTCGGATTCGCCTCCAAGGTCGGAGCCGTGGCCGGCATCACGTCCAACGTGTTCAGCAAGGTCGCGTCCGTCGTCACGTCCAGCCTTGGTTCCGCGGTTGACCGCGCCGACCAGATGAACAACTTCCCGAAGGTCATGAAGAACCTCGGATATTCGGCCACCGATGCGGCCGCGAGCATCAAGAAGATCAGTGACGCGCTCGACGGTCTGCCCACCACCAGCTCGGCCATGACCGGCATGGTCCAGCAGCTCGCCCCACTGACCTCGAACCTCGACGAGGCCACCGACATCGCTTTGGCGTTCAATAACGCCATGCTCGCCGGCGGCGCTTCGACCATGGAGCAGGAGAACGCGCTCACCCAGTACACGCAGATGCTAAGTGCCGGCAAGGTCGACATGCAGGCATGGCGTTCGATTCAGGCCGCAATGCCGGGCCAGCTCAACCAAGTGGCCGAGGCCATGCTGGGCGCAGGGAAGAACTCAAACGACCTGTATGAGGCCATGAAAAACGGGTCAATCAGTTTCGATGATTTCAACAAGAAGGTCATGGAACTGAACCAGAACGGTTTCGGCAAATACGCCTCGTTCGCGCAGCAGGCCAAGGACGCGACTCAGGGCATCGGCACGGCCATGGAGAACGTGAAGAACCGTGTCGCCAAGGCCGTGCAGAAGATCATCGATGCCGTCGGCGTGGAGAACATCGCCGGCGCGATCAACGGTTTCTCGAGCCAGTTCGGCAAGGTGGGAGACGCCGCCGCGAGCATGGTCACCGGCGTGAAGAACTGGCTCGGACAGCTCTGGCAGGCGCTGAAGGACAACGGGGCGTTGTTCACGTTCAAAAGCCTGTGGGACGGACTCAGGGACGCGATCATGGGCGTCGTCAACATGGTCATCGACTGGGCGCACATGATTCCCCCAGACGGTCTCGCCAACGGCATCAAACTCGTCGCCGACACGCTCGACTGGTTCGTCCAGCACGGCAAGGAACTCGCGCCCATCATCATCGGCATCGGCACAGCGTTCGCCGCAGTCAAGGGCTATCAGGCGCTCAACAGCGGTCTACAGGCGCTCACCGGAACCATGAACACGGTGACGACCGCCGCCAAGGGCGTCAGCAACGGCATCATGCTCATGATGGACTTGGGCGGCCCGGTCGCCATGCTCAAACAGATGGCCGGAGGGCTGAGCCTCGTCAAGACCGCACAGACCGCATGGAGCACGGCCACGAAGATGGCGACCGCCGTGCAGGGCGCGTTCAACGCCGTCATAGCCGCAAACCCCATCGGCGCGATCGTCGTCGGCGTCGCGGCCTTCGTGGCCGCGCTTGTCTGGTTCTGCACACAGACCGAGGTAGGCCGCAAGGTGTGGGCGGCGTTCACGTCGTTCATCTCCTCCGCATGGCAGAAAGCGGTCGATTTCGTCACCAATCTCGGCCAGAACATCGCCAACTTCTTCACGCAGACGCTTCCTAACGCGTTCCAGTCTGTCATTCAATGGTTCCAGCAACTGCCTTCCGCGATCGGGACGGCGTTGTCGAACCTGATTACGTCGATTGGCACGTGGGCGGTGAGCTTCGGCCAGTCGGCGTTGCAGGCGGGACAGCAGTTCGTCTCGAACATAGCGAACTTCCTCACGAATCTTCCGGCGACGATAGCCTACTGGCTCGCCTATGGCATCACGTTCGTGGTGCTGTGGGCCGCGCAGCTCGGCTCTCAGGCGATTTCTGCGGGCCAGCAGTTTCTCGCGAACCTCGGCACGTTCTTTGTGCAACTGCCGGGCAATATCTGGAACTGGCTGACCTCCACGGTTGCGTCGGTGGCGAGCTGGGCCGCGCAGATGGGCGCCAACGCGCTTTCCGCAGGCTCCCGGTTCCTCAGCAACGTGGGCACGTTCATCTCCCAGCTTCCGGCGAACGTCG